ATTTGGATATGGAATCTGAATGGATCGCCAGGTTGGGGTAAAAATGGAGAGATCTTCGGAATTGTCATTCAAGTATAACTTGTTGCCCGCTTCGTCATATATCTCTTCTATTTTAAGTATGTCGTCCTCAAAGGGGTTGGCAGCCGAGTCAGCAATGAACCGGTCAGCCAGGGGGATGGCAGAAGCTGTGTTGTCCTGCGCATAGTCCTTGGTGAGCAGGTACTCCTCAATGGAGGTGTCCTGCTCGATAACGATTTCTTTGGCGGAAAGTAAAAAGCGCTTGTACAGTTCAGACATAGCGCGGTTGATAAATGAGATGAGCTGTGCGTAGACCTTGGGATCCGGCTCAGACTCGAACTCATCGGGGAAGAAGTGCCCAATTTCGAGCTGTTTCAGCTCGCTGTAGCTCAAATCTTTAAAAATTCGTAAAAGTTTCATACTAAATACCCATCCAATACTTCAGTGTTGTCGTCATCTTCCCAATCGTCCCAGTAATCATCGCTTGCACCCGGATCTGGGGTTACTTGACTCGGTTTCCACGGCGTTAGTAGTGCTAACTGTGCAATTGTATCAAGAAAGTCATCTTTCTTCGACTTAAATCCACTGATCGCGGCTAAAGTCAGCTCAAGCATACACTCTATCATTGTTGGCTCCATCCTGCACTGTTCGGGGAACCAAATCTTATGCAACTTGAACTGTGGCAGTATAACATTGAACCGTACCATCTTCTTGGTGACCGGACGGAAGCCCAATTCTTTGGATCCTTTGTCGGAAGCAATATTGAAAAAAATGTTCCGGTTGAGCATTTCACCCTGAATCCACGGAATGAAGCCTTTTTGCTGTCCGGATATCTCAATCCCCACCTGCTGCGGGCTATATTCCTGTGCCAGGCGGAACAAATCATCGATATTCGCATCCATTAACTGGTTTTTACATATTCCATCGACCCAGAGCCAATCACCGTTATTGCTGTAAGCCCACACAGAGATGACTGAGAAGTCAGCAGCCGTTTCTTCAGAGGTTGCGAAGTCAGTCGTGATGTAAAAGTTGTAGGCAGCCTTATTGGTGAGTACACGATCACGGTTGTACCAGACAATTTCGCTGTCCTTGATGAGTCTGTCCTCGTCGGACATGATTCGGAGCATCAGCTCCTGGTTGAACGTGTCAATCTTACCCATTCCCATAGCTTTGTTGTATTTGGAGAGCACATACTCGTATGGGAAACGGTCGCCCCACGCGGAAACGAAGTCTTCCTTGCTACATGGGAATGCTTCGCAAATAGGGTAGACGTTTACCGCCCAAACACCGGATTCTACGGCTTTATAAAGAGGATCCCTTGCGTTGAAGGGCGTACCAGACCAGATAACCTTATTTCGAGTTGGGTGAAGGGCGTATTCAATGGCCTTGTACACTGTGGCCTCAATACTGTCGATGACTGTCTTGGATCGAGCATCCTCATCGGACAATAAATCATCGAGTACGGCCAACTGTGGGCGTGTATTGAGTTCCACCGTGCCGCGAACGCCTGTTTTGGCGCCATGACCCGTGACAACAAATTCCTTCCCTTCTGCATTTTTGAAATACCACCTGATATCAGTGAATTTGACGGTTGGCACGAATTTCTGGAGGAACTCGCTGTTCTCCCACCTGCGCTCGAGCCTGAAACGCATCTTTTTGACACCATTCTCAATACTGTCCCCAACGTACAAGGCATAATCCACCCGCCCGAAGTTATCCAGCTCGCCGTAGACTGCCAGGTAGAGGAATAAGTACTCCGCCAGGAGCGAGGTCTTAGCCGTACCACGAGCACACATATTGGCTACATGGGAATCACTGCTGACCACCTGGTCGAGCATGTGATAATGCATTACGGGGGTTTCGTTTTCTTCGCCTTCCGGGCCGTTAACCAGCTTCAGGAAGTTAATGAACTTGAGTGCGAACTCGCTGGGGACATAATCAGGATCAATCGAGTAATCGATACCAATTAGGTAGTCTTCTACTGTTTTAGCAGTGGTCTCGACACCATCAAGTAGTACATCATCAACTGTAGACATTTAATTTGCTTCACCAGGTCTCAGTTTAAAATCGTTGAGTGCGGATCTGAAGTCGCTGTCGCTACCGCCAAAAGCAGTTCTGCCACCTTTTGGTCTGTTGAAGGCTCGAGAGAAGGACTCCATAGGATTAGCACCTGTGCCGGATTGTCCCTGGAACGGGGTAGTTGGGGAGAATTTACGTGCGATGTCGCTGAAGAACCCCGGGACATTGCCTAAGGCACCAGGCTGCTTCTGTGGCCGTCCGAACTCCTGGTCAAGACCGCGTTCATTGAAGGCACTCATCAATTCAAATTGCGGGCTGAAAAAACTTTGGCCTGTTGATTGTGACCTGCCGACTCCATTGAGTAAGAAATTTAAGGCATCCATGACACCTGAACCTCGTTTGGGCATCCCGGGAATTGGTTGCCCGTTTTCTTGGTATCCTAGTCCTACTGGCATTAGTCTATCCTCTCACATTCGCCTTCAATTAATTTGCCTCGTGCCATATCGTCAGCCGTCATGGCACCGGCTTTTATCATCTTTCGCTGCCGTGCAGCAAGCTCTAATGTTACATCACGGAGCTGCCGAATGCTATCATCCTCTTTCACATTGATGTCCAGGGTGACTTTAGTCTGCTCGGGCTGCTTGAGGTGCTGAAGGAGACTATCGGCTGCATTACAACGTACGGTCTCGCTTTTCGCTCCAGTCATCAGCTCAGCTTGGGTATTGATGGCTTTCTGGTGCATATCCTGGTTGAACACCCAGGTGGGGATCATTGACTGCTCCCACACCGCATTTACGATCTTATTGCGGTTGTAGCAGGCTACGGTGCTGCGAATAAAGCCCGCATCCTTCTTGGCAGTCATCAGCCGTTGATAACGCTCGGGGAAGGTCTTAATCCACGATTCTTCATTGGTATTGCCCATCAGCTTGTAGCTGACGTACTTCACTGCATGGATGTAACTGGGAAGCTTCACATGCGGGTCGTTGAGGACACTGGTGTAGCTGAGAAGGTTCTCGCGGAAGGCGTCGCGGTGCTCCGGTTCGGTGCAGAGCTGATTAAGCTCGCTGACCAGGCCGTCCGTGATGTGGTGCTTCTTGGTCTTGGGCATAACAGCCTTCAACGCATCAACAGTTATTGGTATGTCGTTCGTATCCAGCTGCCTGCGCGGCAACGCACCGCCTGCCCCTACTACACTCTTACTACCTTCGGTATTACCCTTCTCAAATGGCATCAGAATCTCTGCCTCTTGCCATCAATGTTGCCCAGGCCCGGAGGAGTCCCGGCCAATTCCCGCTTCATGCCCATCGTGCCCAGCTTCTGTGGCAAAGGCTTCTTGCCGAAATACTCGGGCCGTACGAATGGTTCAGTGTTATCTTTGGGACGTTGCCGGCCACGCGGTACGTGAGCACCCAGTTTTCTGGTCTTGGGTATGCGTACGGGTCTGATTGCATCCAAGCGGTCGTCCTTCGGAAGTTCGCTCGCTGCGCGGCTCACTTCCTCGGACTGCGGCTCTTTTTCGGAGGAATACACAACATTAGTCCCCTCGCGGAGCTGTTCCTCATCGCCTTCCTCTTCATCAGGGCATTGCGAACCCAGGAACGTTACTTCTTCCGTCGTGAGACCTTCGACCTGGCTACCAGTTTCGGGTATTTCTTCCGGAAGCGGTGGTTGTGCGTCTGGGTCTTCGTCTGCGAAGTACTCGCCTTCCATAGCCTCTTCAGCCTCGAGATCATCAGCCGGACCTTCAGACTGGCTATCTTCCACCGGTGTCGAGACATCTTCAGTCACTGACGGCTTCTCCGGTTGGCCCTTGGGACTCTGGACCGTCTCCAGCGGAGCTGCCTTGGTTATCTTGGAGGGCTTTGCCGATGCTTTCTTGGAGGTTTTCTTGGTCATTTGCTGCTACCTGTGGTGTTTGTTCATGGCGTACGATGGCTTTCGTTGCCCATACGCTGGCTTCCTCATAGCGCTCCTGTGCAAGTCGTGCACACCTGGATGCTCCGGGGTTACTTGAGAGATATGGAACCATAGCAGATAACAGGGAACCTGTGACTCCGCCAATTTGGCCTACTGCTTCTTGCCCTTCTGGGCTTAATGCTGGGATACTTTGTGACATGTTCTTGACTCCTGGTTGATTACACTTTCATGTGTATCTTACACACATCTAACTACGAGTCAACTACTTCTTGAAATACTCAGAGAAGAACCAGGTAATGGATGAAACCAATAAATAGAGGAGAATAAAGGGGCTTAAGACGATAAATCGGACTACTTGGATGGGAGAAGGCCCCATTTTCGCTACTTCCGTGAATAAAGCGGTGTACCACACTCTGACCAACCAGGCCACAATTCAGCCTTCACCCGGTAACCCTTTTCCTTCCACAAATACAATTGATTGTAAAGTTGACCATACGTGGGTGTCACCTGCTCTCCCATATCGTACCAATATATCTTCGAGTGGCGTTTGAACAAAGCACGTTTATAATCAACCACCATCTGATCGCAGGGAGTTTTGTTAAATTCTACAACACCAGGGGCTGGAGTATTGCTTGCACACGCCACCAGGAGGAGGGTTAGACCGACAATAAGTTGACGTAAGCGCATATATATAATCTACACCTACTTGGACATCATGTCCAACTAAATGTCCTAGTATCGCTCTTAACTTATAATCCTGTGATTCGTCTACCACTAAGTCCTACATTTTGTCAGAAAAACGTTACATTTTTTCTAACAAAATTTTCATATAGAAAAATCACATAATTACCTACGGAGGCAGTACTTGCTTACGGCACAGGCACACACAAGCACACCCCCCCTAGCACACAAAAGACACAGGCACACAGGGGCGTGGGTCACTGGCCTCGACGGACACTCGTAGGTCATTGAGTCCATCGCGTTCATTCTCTTGAGGGTGGCAGGGCTCTACAGCCTTGTCCTTCTGGTGGACTACTCCATCCAGTTGCTAACCGTGTATAACTGTTGGAGGTGTGTGATCACATCAAACATCGGTAATACGCTGCTTCAGGTCTATCTGGACAAAGAGTGTACCGTAAAGGTAGGCTTCCAGATCTCTAACGAGAAGACTGACAAGCGCCTACGTGCTGCCATCCAAGGCACCGTAGACAAGTGGTTCGCAAATGGCGACGTCTCTGAAGACGAAGTCATCGTAGCCTACATCAAGCTTGGGCATGTCCGGGAAACCGAGACTCCTACGCTTGCTGGCTTCACGCGGATCGATGGTACTGAGGTGGAAACTTCAGCATCAGCGCAGTCTGAAGCGGCAGATACGCCCTACTGAGGGTAACGGACTAAGTGTTCGTTGGGGTTTCGTGCTACCTTGTCACCCAAAGCACCAAGAACAAGCAGTGACTTCGATTAACGTCGGGGCCACTGCACCCTTTTGACTCCAGATAGAGAGTGTCCACTTGGGACAGTTCACATGCTCTTGAGGGTGATGTCGCGCTTAAACACTAGGGAGTAACTCATAGAAGTATGTCGAATATTACTACTTTTATGTACCTATTTATCTATCATGTTCATTGTTAGTACTTATAGAGTAGTTAGTTGTATGTTACGAGTAACGAGTATTATGTGGAGCGAAGCGGAACATAATACGAGTTACGAGTATTTATATAGATCTGCTACCGCAGATATATTGTACTCTTATTTATTAATCCAATCAACAGGAGTGTAATCATGAAAGAATATAAATTAATAGTAGCTGGTAGTCGTGACTGGGATAATGAGAAATTGGCACTCAATTCAATAGTTGACTTCCAGAATAAATACGCTAAAGAGCGTCACTTGCACATCATTTCAGGTACTGCTCGCGGTGCTGACCAAATGGGTGAAGAGATTGCTCAACGATTTCACCTACCACTTACCCGTATGCCTGCCGATTGGGATACACATGGTAAATCTGCTGGTTATCAACGTAATGAACAAATGGCAGCCAAAGCAGATGGCGCATTGATACTTTGGGATGGTCAGTCCCGTGGATCAAAACACATGTATGATCTGGCCGTAAAATACTGCCTTGACGTTGAGTTGGTACTACCAACCATCTACAGGCCAACCCAACCGGAGACAAAGTTATGAGTAAACCAACCGCAAGAGAACAAGGTGTACTGATTAATATGTCAGTACTTGGCGTGATATCCACAGTTATTGCTACACTTGGTTCAACCATTATCAAGGCAAGCACTGTGCTTACACATTCCTTCGACGTCTTAATTCATGGCGTCAACGCTGCTAATCATATTGCTTATGCAGTGGAACAACGAGCTGAAATCTATGGTGATGGCATGGTATCCAATGGTGCCCTGGCTGAACGTGAGATCAAGCTCAAATCTGCTGCCCGTATTCGTGCTCTTGAAGAAGCCGAAGCATTGGCAGATATCGTTACACCACCAGCTGACATCAAGCCTGTTAAGGTAAAGCCGGCAACCTCAAGGAAGACGAAAGCATCCAAGGCCACAAAAACCAAGGCTGCTTGATCGTTAACGAGTATGCGAAGCCGCGTGCATTGAAGTGATCAGTTAGGTGGCGGGGAGCCGTCGATAAGCTTTGAACCCATCTTCCGTTCCCTGTATTTTCCCTCGAACCAGCCTGCCACTACTGATGGGTTATAGCATTAATGCAGCTTGCAACTGCCTGGTTCTAGCCGTGATACATCGTTGTGGTGTATCATGGCACCTTTTGAGCTTGAGGGCTGTTAGCTCAGTTGGTAGAGCATCTGACTTTTAATCAGGTGGTCGTAGGTTCGATCCCTACACAGCCCACCATTTACCGGAGTGTGACATGAAAACTGAAGAAACATTAGCAGCAGCCAAACACATTCGAGAGTGTGAAGCAGCTAAAGATAAATTTACCAAATCTCAACTCGAACTCGACACATTCCGATGTGGCGGACCTCAACGCGAAGAACATGAAACATGCTATTGTGATGGATGTACTGCCCAACGATTGGACAACATGTATGGTTCTAGTTCTATACAAATCGATGGTGAAGAAATCACCTTATCCAAACTTGCTCAACTGTTCAAATTATGGGATATGAGAGGTATGCACCTATGAAAGTTAACTGGACTCACCTCATCTTTACAGCCTTTACTGCGATGGTAGCAGCTATAGCCCTCTTAGAACTTGGCTTTAACTACATCTATCATGGTTATGGGCTTAATCCGTACATTGCATTCCCCTTAGTGGCGGTCATCTGCGTACTATGGATCACTTTGATCTACTGTACATACATAAGACCAGTCATTGAAGACTGTGACCCAGGTGTACAACTACCTGACGATGTGTTATGTAATGGCCCAGACTATTATGTTGCGCCTAAACACTGTCAACATGGTGGACAGCGGGACTCTTTGTGCGAGTGTGCACAACAATAGACGTTTGGGACTACTGTTAACGCGGTAGTTCCAGACTCTACAACCATAAGATAGAGTTTATCAAGAGGTATAAAATGTATTGTCATGATTCAATCAAAGCTGGCAACATAGAATGCCATTGCCCAATTTGTAACAAGAATAAATTTATGTGGGAGACCGACTACTTCGATCCAGTTTATGAAATGCCAATGCAACACTGGATAACGGAGAAGCACTACCGTAATCACCTCGATGACGGCTATCCCATTCAGGACTCATTTTACACACCGGACGTAGGTTTAGGAGTGAAGATAGAGTTCAAAGCGAAAGACAGTGACACGTAAATACACGAGAGTACAAAGCAGAAATATGCTGCATGATGTACCAAGTATGAGACTACACTCCTCTCATGCGGAACCAAAACTCTGAAGCAACGTGAGGCGAGGACACCTGCCTACCTATGAGTGGTAAGGTTTGAACAATGAGACCGATAGTTTTGTAAATTTACATCGGTGGCCTGAAGAGTGATAGTGTCCTATAAGCTCCGATGGTTTATAATCCAAATTCGTTGGTAAACTATGATTGTATGAAACAAGCAATACTTATTTTGGACGCGGGTTCGATTCCCGCCAGCTCCACCACAAGCACACTACGCATCAAGATAGACGTATCAACGATGGTCCAGTAGTGTGCTTATGATGGGGCTGCACTGGCTTCGACAGGGTAAGAACGGTAAGTGGACAATCCAGAGTGGTACTCTGTAAACAACCAAAACTCACAGATGCTAACGATGACATCTATGAGCCTCTCGCACTAGCTGCGTAAGCTCCGGGGATATTAGTCTCCCTGTAACCAAACTAACAGGACGGTGTAATGCCGTCCT